AATAATACTCCACGGGACGTCAGCCTAGCTACACCTGATGTCATAAGTCCTATTAAAAATATATTTTTAATAAGGGATAACACTAAACACACAGCTTCGCAGAGTTATTAGGCAAAATATATATCTTTTCTATTATTCTTCTTCAGTACTTCTTAGTGTTCTTCATGTTCTTCATGTTGTTCTTCATATCTGGGTTTAATACTTAAATAATTAATACAACTAAACACAACAACAATAAAATTATTTATTCATCCATATGCCACAAAGTACATATATTTCTAACATCTTCAACAGATGTTATCCATTTACAAATTCTGAACAAATAATTTAAATTAAAATAAAACATTCTTATGCTCATACAATAATTTTGTTCACATATGATGTCCAATCTTCTTTGTAATCTAACCTTCAAAGAATGTTTACTTGCGTTGTACAGCACAGTTGTAATCTTCACATATGATCCAAGAAGAGCAATCTTCAATTGCTTCCTATATCTGTAACACAATCTTACTTTCATCCTGAATACTATATTTCCATTAACGTTGTTCTTCAAATCTTCTATTAAGATATTCATTACTTGTATATTGTCCACAACTTCAACTGCGGCCATCTGTCTGTCGGAATGAATAATTTCATCTGTTGCTTCATCATACAATATTTCGTCTTCTGTATATTTCTCTAAATTCATTGTTAAGAACAATGGAGAAGACAATGATATATATAGGCATATATATCTATAACGCGTACTCTGTAAGCTAACAGGAAGCTTCCAGGAAACCATCTTCTTTTCTTCTCCATTAAGTAAAGTGTTATATTCTCCTGGTCCCACGCACTAACTTCCCACTTACCTTCTGTTTTAATTCTAAATGGGCTTATATGCTTATTGGGCCTAGCCCAATTGTTTTTTTCCTCTCCCGTGTTATTGACCAAGTCAAATGTAGCCAGCGCCCCGTCCCGTGGGT